GTTTAACTTATTAATAAAAACATGGACAATTTAATTAAGAATAACAATCCATTCAAACAGATTGCATCACCACTCACGCAAGTGATGCAATCTAACCCGTCCAATACTTTGTGTAACCCCGGTTTCACCAGGCATCGTATTCCCTCTGACATAACGGAAGAGGATAAAATAGATGCTTGGCTTGGTGATGCATTGTTGAGTTATGACGTTAAAAGAATCTGCGTGAGAAATTATGGAACCATAGATCAAGCTTGGTGTGCAAGCAAAACTAGTAATGAAAGTCTTAAATTATGGATTATTCAGAATGCACCGGAGCTTGAAAAACAATACTGTCTACACGGAAAGAATAACCATTCATATGGTACTGCTTTTGAAGCAGAATATTGGAATGAAATATCGCTTAGAGATCAATATACAGCGCAATTGCTTGACGGAAATAATCAAATCGATCCTCCGTCCATTGAAATACACAAATACTGTTGGAAAGATTTGTTCGATGAGTTTCCTTACAAAGGAAACCACCCATACAGAAATTTGCCTGTTTTGACCAAAGGACAGTTACTTAGCATAGCACGGGACAATGATTTCTCAAAGTCCAAGACGTTCTCTGTTAAGGAGACAGCAAGCAATGAATTACATTTGTTCCCGGGCGTTGACGACCCTTTAACGATTGTAAATTCAATGTCCAAGAATCAAAAATTAGGTACATTAGAGCTTTATAACTTTGAAAGAGAATACGCCCGATACATTCAAACACACGAACCGAACTTCGTGGAATACGAAGAAGTGACTGTGGAGTTTGATCATATAGATGAGGATTGCATGTTTGGTGCTGGTGAAACTTACGATTGCACGAGGAAAATGTTCAGAGATTTGTTGACGGATCCGATTTACTCTGATCCAGAGGAGATGAGAGCCATGATGTGGTTGCGCGAAAGTATGTCTCTGTACAAAGGCACTGACAGTGCGGATGGCCAGAATAATTATCGAGCTGTGGAAGTAAGCCATGACGAAGATTGTCCACTATTCGGTTTGGAACATCACCCCTTAGCTAGATTCGAAGCCTACTCAGCTCAAAAGAATATTCAGGAATACATTCTAAGTGGTGCTTTCCTTGATGAAGAGGGAGAAACCTGCAATTGTGACGTCGAAACAAAATTTGTCACTCCGGAGCAACCGGAATTTGCTATGTCCTGGGAAGCTGTAAGAGCAAACCTCTTTGATTTCCAAGAAGTAGGAGTCACACACATGTATGGATTTAAACATGTTGACGATTGTTACTTCCATTTCTCAAAGGATTATCCTATGATATCAATAGATGAATTCAATGCTATGGAGTCTACATTCACCGCGTACACAAAAGAAACAATCATCACAAACATTTACAATTACAATTTCCTTGATAATGTGCACGCTTCAGGTATGAAGCATTTTAACACAACATTAGCAAGGTTCGGAGTTAACGCTTCTTACTTATTAAAGTCAAAATTCTTTGAAAAACTGTCAATAGATAATGACTCAAGCAGGGTATATGTGGAAGCGGTTGATAGTCATGACAACAGAGTTGTCAACAACACTTTCTCTTCTATGCATTTTAAGTATCTGAAGACAACTAGGCCTACGGCAAGACTTGTGGACGGCAAGTTTAGAGAATTGGACAACATTATGGTAGTATCATCAGAGATTGGTATCGAAGATAATGACAAAACATTCCTTTTAGATGTTTGTCATGCGTATGCGTTCTTCAATGCCTGCGAAGCTCCCTTAAACGTGAACAGAAAATCATTGGAAATATTAAGTAAACAGGATTGGTTTACATATTCGAATCCAGACGTGGCTTCCAATTTAATAACGATGGAACCTACAATCAACGAAGTTAAAAATCATAATTTAACTTTTGTTATTGGCCCAATGATCGGCACGGATAATGAAGGGTTCCTTCCAAATGATATAGGGTACTACAAGTATACAAGGGGAGTAGTGCAATACTCATTCGAGAATTCCACTGTTGTACACACAGTAGGTTGGTGGAAGAAATTGTTGTCAGGTACCAACTATTTCCAAAAAGAAGGTCTTGTGATTAGATGTGTAGCTAGAAAGTACTTCGACGGTATGCAAGTAATGGTAATCACCACTCTCAAAGATGACAGGTTAATATCAGTTTTAGATGACGAAAGAGAATTTGACATTCCAATATTAGCTCCAAACGCTTTGTGGACAACAGGAATTCCATTACTCACAGTCAAAAGAGTAAATTTGAATCGCAATTTGCTAAACAGATTGATTAATAAAAATTTGACTGGCAATGTTTCACATGACTTGATGATGGAATACGGAATGAGCTTAGCTTGGTATTCTTACAACAAAAGAGGGGTTGAACTTAGCCAACACAAAATAGATCCAGTGGACGTAAAAACACATGTGTATATAGCAAATGTTTTGGTTCGGAGGCAGAAGTTGAGAGATGAAATAGACAATGTCTTGATGGTGGATGGCATTCCGAAGTTATTATTGTCCCTCCTCACCGCGATTTTGCAAGTTAACTTTATGGATGATTTGATTCCGGGGCATTTCTTAGAGATTCTTGACAAAGTCAAGAATGTTTTAGGGAATCCAATTATCAAATCAAAATCTAATGTTGATTTGTACAACTGGCTATCCATAGACACATGGACTTTAAAACCGACTCTCACGAAAGTGATGACTGGAGACAATATGAAGTGCAATCATCACAAAAATTGTAGTCGAACAACAACTGGCAAATTGTGTTCATGTTGTTTTTCAAACACTGCTGAAGATTCTGGATTGTGCTCATGCTGTGACGTGTTCCATTCATGTGTGCACGTTTGTTTTATGGAACATTCTGGAAGTAAGATTTGTTCTTGTTGCAAAAAGCCAACTAACACAACAATTTGTGGATGTTGCACTTTAAAGAACATGGTTCCAACAACTTTAGAAGCAAAAATTGAATCTGACGCTGTGTCTACTTTGAGACGGAAACCGTTCACTCTGGGAGACAAACAAGTGGAAATTTGGGAACCATCCAAACCGTGTGTTTACATTAAAGGAGCAACTCATGTACATGAATGCCCAAGCTGTCAAAAATTGTATTCGCACACCCACTCACCTAAAAATATTAATACTAGACACCCGACCTTCGTTGGTGACTGTCCTTGGTGTGAAGACAATGAAAAATCTGTTAAAGTAACTGGCGACAACCAAAAAGTGCCTGGCGTTAAACCACAAGTTAAAGAAGACGTTCTATTTGTGTCTCATGCAGGTGACAAACTAGATGAATTTGAGCTGGAGTTCACCAAAAGTCAATTGTGTGAGTACTTAAGTGCAAACTGTGTGACTCAAATGATTGGTGAAATCCCGATGACTAAACTGGTGTCCATTCCAAACAAAGATTTGAGCACAATTACTTATATTTGCTCGCCTCATCCTTTAGAGCCAGTTGCAAACTTTGAGATAGAATTGGAAAAAGAGGTAACGATCACCGATTGCGGAGTTGATTGTCTTAAGTTCTTCCTCAAAGCAGATTTCAACGAAGACATTGTCAGAAAAATTTCAAAGAATAAACGCATGGTCAACTTTTCATCCCAACAACTCATCAACGTGTTAAGTCACCATGGATTCAATTCCTGCATAGGGACTAGCGTTGGTTATCAATTTGTGAGAGTCAATCAAAGTGAAAGTTTCGCCACTATAATACAAGCGAGTTTAGGATCCAGAAAGGATGCTGTGGATCATTGGGAAGTGGCTATCATAAGCAGGGTAGATTCAAAACTCAATCAATTATGGGCTAGTCCATTACACACACCATTGGAACACGACAATATGGCAAAAAGTAATTTTGGCATCAATTATGGAAGCTTGACCAATAAGCAAAAACTGTTATGCGCTTATAGATTGGCTTCCAAACTGTCTGCCTCAGTTGCAGTAGACATACAAATGCCTACTGTTAAGAACGGAAAGTTAAGTAATTCTGAATACCATGAACCTCGCAATGCTAGGTTTAATGTGGATATTCCGTCTTACATGGTTGAAATTTTGGCTGGTGGATTCAAATGTTTAGAAACTCAAACCGTCAATGAAGAAGCTAATCAAGTATACGACATGTCCCTCAATCAATCTGCGGATATAAAGCATAACACAAAAGCTACTATCATGGATTTACTATACAACTGGAGCAAAGTGTTCAATAACCCCACTTCCCACTGCAACACTCAATTGACACAAGTTAATCAACATTTTGACAAACACTATATTAATTTACCAGACAGGCTCAAGACTGGTGACGTGTTATTCATTCAAACAGGAGAAAATATCAGACCTGTCATAATAAAAATAGAGGATGGCAGGTGTTTCTTGAAATTGGATCAATACAAATCCGGTCTGCGAGTAATGATAGGCATACCAAAAATGTCTTTTTCTTCATTTTTGATCAGAATTAGTGCGTTGCTCAGCGTTACGATGAGTCAAGATCATCTAAATAATATACTAAGCAACAGTTCAGCTATCAAAGGCTTCGGTGGATCGGGAAAAACCACCGACTTAACTAAAAATCTAATAGCAGTCAAAGACACTGTGACATTCATAGCTTGCACCTCTGGAGGTGTATCGTCCCTCAAAGAAAAGACTAAACAAGGTGATATAATAATGTCATTTGAGAAAGCGACGATTACAAACGCTAACACAAAAATAGTTGTCTTAGACGAATGTACCATGGTTAGACCTTGGGAATTAGCTTTAATATTGACCAACAAAGTTGAGCAAATTCTCATGGCTGGTGACCCTTTGCAAATAGGTGCAATCGACATGTATGCTTCCGGAGGCTCACGATACAATATAAATTGTATGGATTATATGATAGAAAAAGGCAAATGCACTGTTAAAACTACAACTTACAGATTTGGCAATCCATTAGTTAAAGAGTTGAAACTCCATCCAGCTCTGGCTGATATGGAGTCAATGTGTCCATATGACACTACTGTGTCTTTACATCATCTTAGAGATTTCGAAGTAGACACTATACTATTGCTAACAACTGGAGCGAATGTCGTCTTGTGTTTTTACAATGCACACGTAGAATTGATAAAGAAGATGTTGTTATCCCAAAATAGATTGACAGAAGTCACAACCATACATAAATACCAAGGAAGAGAGACAGATAAAGTGGTAATTATACAAGCCCCGTTTTCAAATAATGCAGACGTGCATCTTGCTCTGGGTCATACAGTGTCTGCTGCTACCAGAGCTAAGAAACATTTAATTTGGGTCAGTATCAAGTGTTTCGAACCGACTACGAATTTAGCACAAAGATTAGGAGGCCACGTAGGATCTTTCACTCCACATAAAATTGTAATTAACGAAAGGGAAGTTTGGGAAGAAGATTTCTTAGCTACCATTGAAAAACTTAAATCGATGTCTTACACCAAGCAAAATCTTGATAACTTTGATCCTTGTAGCTTCATAAGAATAATGAGTTTTTACTCAGGTGCAGTTAAGTTGGAAGACAGTAAGTTAATAGACGACAAATTGGTTCTTAATTTCAAATCAATGGGAATGAAGGCTCAATTTACTTTGAATGACAAAGGTGAAGCAACAAATTCCATGGGAATTTACACGGAAGAACTCAAACAAGCAGTTTATGCTAGCTGTCTCAACAAAGTTCAACAATTTAAATCAGATCAAGCTATGGCAATAGAAGGCAAAGGTTTATACAGAATAAGAATCATTAACTGGTTGATAAAGGTCTACGAAGCTAATAACAAGATTTTAACTCTTGAGGGTGAATTAGAAGGATACACCGTCACTACCGAAGGCAGGCATTGTGCTGCGTGTGGGCCTGTCAGATTTATAGCGCCAGATAAGGTTGAAACCATCGTTAATAAAGATTACCTTAATTCTAATTCTAGAACTGCAAAAGGTAGAGATGTGAATTTAATAGTTAAAGTACTATCAAACAATCAACCATGGGACATTTTGCCGGCGGAATTAGATGACAAAAATTTTTCATTAACTATACTGACTGAAAGATTCAACCTTGCATTAAGAGAATCGTACAACAAACACTCGGAGTTCAATCATTATTTCTGGTATCACCGATATGAGAATAAGATTCTTAAGTCAGAAATTAACAAAACTTTACAACTAGAAATAGATACAACTAATTACGACGATATGAGTTGGTATCCTTTCAAAACTTCTTACAACATAATAGGAACTAAAACATCTACATTTGATGGTGAAAGAAGAGTTGTCGAGAAGAACTTGAAGAAAATCAAACTCCTCGACTTGTGTTATGTGGCTTTGTGCAACATGCATGAGCATTATAAGAAGAAGACTTTAGTAAAAATAGCAGCTAAATATTATATGAGCAAAATAGGAGCACCTAACTTGTTAAGCACCGACAGGATGACTGGAATGCATGAGGATATAGAATGGCACAAGAGTAATAAGACCAAAACATACTTTAATTTGGTTGATAGGTTTGGAAAATTGGGAGTGAGTAGTTTGAAATACGAGCATAAACTAATGTTCGCACCAAACGAAGTAGCAAACAATATTCAATCGATGTTCAATTACAATAGGGTTGCCAGTAACAACTTGCCAATATTAGATGACTCATTAGTCAGCGCTTGCGACATTTACTTTGCTCTGTCTGTGATGTCCTCCTGTAAAAGGAAAAGTATTCAGTTAATATTATCGTGCTCCTACACATCATTTGTAATAAACGCGGATAACTGCAAAACAAGCAACAACTTCGGGGCTCCCACCAACGATGCACTCAAAGCATTACAATCCAACACGTTTAACACCATGATCAAAGCAAAAATGGCTCACACTAGTGCAGAAGAAGAAGAATATGAACATCTCAAGAACCATTTGGAAGGTAGGGAATCGAAATTCGTTGGCTGGAACTCAATGGCTTCTATTTATGCTAGCGGACCTGAAGTATTCAAATTGACCCTAGACCAAATTGAGCAATTTGTAACTTCCGGCAAAGAGATGTTGTTTTGGGCCCCACTCAACCACTTTGACATGAGAGGCAATCATGTTTTGAAACTGGAGGGGAGCAACTCGCATTACGAGCTTTCAGATGAATGGTACAATTCTTTATTTAAAGGTGAACCTTTACAACTAGTGACAACTTCGGTCATGGTTCACTTATTGAAATATGAAGGACAAATAGGGTTCTTTTCAATGCAACAACTAGCAACCAACTTGTGGATGAGTCCTTGGCTTGATAATGACAGATACGTGACTTTGGAAGTTCCGAAATTGATATTGGATCCAACTATCGCAATTTCCGAAAACACCTTGCTCACTACTGAGCTGAAGAGATTGAACATCAATTTCATTTCTAATATGAGGAGGAGATGTTTGAGACCGGGAACTAGATTCGAAGATTTACTAGTTCATGCCAGAACTTTAGTAAACACAGTACAATTTAGTACCACTACTGTGGCCAACAAATACGATATTTCAGTAAATGAAGCATATGATTGTGCGAAGCTTGCTTGGTTAATACACGAAAATGAAAACAAGATGTTGAGTTTGGTAAGCAATAGTAATTCAATTTTGGACGATGCTAAAGGAGGAGTATTATTAGTTTTAGCTAACGCCATGAAAAAGTGGCTGCCCAGTGCTTCAGTCAATTCTATGTTGCAAAAGATTACTTCTAACAGTGACAGCAAATTAATAACTGTAATGAATAAATTCCTATACAATTTAGAATTGCTTAAACCAATCGTTTTAAAACCATCCAAGCAAATCAAAGGTGGAGCTGATTTGTACTGGCCTTCCTTAAAGCATAAAGTATTTAGAACGTTCATGGATGGAAAAATTGATGTTAATACCATTCCAACCTTCTTGTTTACTGTGCACAAGGATTGCTTGAATTGTTTCAAATCTGGTATTTATTTGATTGGTCCGTCTTTGGGAAAGAAATTCGACTTCGATGATGAAGTGACGCATAATATGGATTACGACGCAAATCGAGTCGTGTGTTTGAAAGCATCGAATTGTGATTATGAAAGTGATCATGAAGTTAAATCTATAACATTGTCCAGCAAAGCCGTGAAAGACTCTTTCATCAATTGCAATTTTGCAAACTCACCATGCAGTTCGACAACAATCAGATTAATACCTACATTCGATTTGGAAAACAATTTTTGTAATGAAACATTAGATCTGGTAAATGAGCAACAAATAATGAATTTGTGCACGTCAAATACCAGTTTCATAAATTGTTTAATCAACTTTAAAACAACCACACTTCCTTGTGAAGAAATTGTAATGAGATGTTTCAATTGTACTATCAACATTCAAAAGCCAGTATCTTCTTTGGTGTCAAACAAAAATACATTTTTAGTTAAAAGAATGAATCAATTATCCACTGATCCAGGACAAAATGGGACACAACCATTCAGTGTGAGATCCTTAAAAAGAGATGTGTTCAATATGCGAAGAGTCTTGCAACACAACGTGAAAGTTATTGAGAAAACTATGATATTACTAAATGGAAAAATAGTCGTTCGAACCACGCCACAGCAACTTTTGCAAAATATTAACAAACATTCAATCAAGCCTTCAGACTTACCACATTTTAAAAATTTAGATTTACCAATACCTTTGATGTCAACCACTGATGACCAATTCTTTTGCACTGAATTGGGAATAGTGCAAAAATCAGATGCCGGTTGTGTCTTAGGAAGTATGTTCAACTATTACGTTCCGAAAACTTGGGGTGAACCCACAGTATTTGAATTTGATGGACTCCTATACGAGTATGGAGAAGTCATGAAATTAGAACACATAACCGACGTGATGATAGGCAAACCATTAGTGTCAAAACATGGATTTAAAGTATTTGATTCGGTGTTTTATTTCCATGGAGACATCATACCTGAGGTGATGTTGCAAGGCAATGAAATAAACGCGTCTCCAATTTTACAAAAACCAGAAGATACATACAAAAGGAATTACTATACTCATGTTTGTGAAGAGTGCCAAGCTTACCACGTATGGCCTTGCAAAATGTTTGCTATATTGTGCGAGAATCTTCACGTCATGAAAGTGATGACCAGCCCATCAGGAACAAAAGAAGGAGCCATAATGATTCCAACTCAAGCAAAAATTTTAGATGCATTATTGTTAGCAGATTTTATAATTCCTGAGGCTGAAGATGAAAAGCGAGAGGAAAAACAAGAACATTCAACAGATGAGCAAGTAGATGAAGATTGGAAAGAAGTGGTCGAGTCATTTGACGTTGATGATGAAAACTCTCAGGGATTTAGAGAACCACCAATAGTTGGAAATAATGCAGATAATTTAAAACTAATGCAAGAAAACATCAAAAATCATATCGATGTATTGAGTAAAATGATAGAAAGACCTGAACAATTAGATAGATATAACTTAGAACTAAAAGGACAGACAGATGACTTCTTGCGATCGTTGTTAGATATTGAACCAGATAGTAGGTTTGATTTGCCAGAAGAGTTACAACAGGAGTTATCTTTCTTCACGGGTGAACAAATGGAAGTCAAACCCAGTCCATTCTTCACAGGCAGATTGAAGTTAGGTAGAGATGTGAAATCCAGCAGATACCACTGGGTGGATGAAGGTTTAGCTCGTGGAGCACTTTTGACTCCTACGGCACAAGATTTTATCGCGACATTTAGAAAGAAAGTGTTAGCACTAAATAGTCTAATCACAGACGAATGGAGTGTGTCCAGTTTGTTTAGAGGTTACGCAGAGAGAGGATTGCCAGTGGTAGGTAACAGACACATAAACATAGGTCTAAAAGATGATTATTTTGAGAGCTTGGGCTTCGAGACATTGCAATTGAACAAAGATCCAGGTCGCTTTGGTGCTTGCTTACGCTTCCTATTTGTGTGTTGCTTACCAGCGTTTGCCTCGTGTCACATTATCAGTGGGCGACCGAGTGTGCATTGTTATTATGCTGAAGCAGTCACGAAAATGTTGATAGACAATCCTACTTATCAGACTGAAAACGTCAATTTCGTTGTACTGCCTTGGAAAAACGTAGGACCATTTTTAGATGGTATGACAATCGGCAAGCAGATATCTTCAGCATCTCTCGCTTGGTATGCAGCCTGCAATTTAAATTATTGGCAGGTGTATGGAATAGACGAGTGCAACATAGACTGGTTTGAACTAGACTTAGTTTACAATTTTGCTCAAAGCACAAACAATTATTCTAATTTCTCTCTTCATGGCGGCAAAAATCACAAAGAAATTAAAACGGTTACGTTAGATGCAGGCAATTTCGTCGTACCTTTAATACCATACAAATTCGTCCAAGGGAGCACTAAAGATCATGCTAAATACCAAGCCTACACGGTATATTTAGATGAGCATGCTTTAACATCCGACACTAGGCATCCAGAGAGAATTACAGCAGTAGATGAAGAAGTTAAATTGGAAATGGAGAAGTTGCGAATTCAATTGAAGCAGAGGGAAGGAAAATTTGATTTGAAAATTTTAGAACAACCGTTCACAAAAATAGATCCAGTGTATTATAGTATCCCAAATGATGAACCAGCACTAGTATACAATCCCACAAATCCAGACTCATGCTTTTCTGCATGTTTATTCTTCTATTTTTCTGTAACTAAAATCAAGTACAATCGAACGCAAGTAGCGTCCTCGTTGAGGTTGAGACCATTTATGACTGAAGATAACATCAAAAACGTATTAAACGTGCTAGACATAAATTACTCGATTCGGGGCAGCAATGAAGACATCATGGTAAAAAGAAACGATTCCGACAAATGGTTGCATTTACAATATGTCAACAGAGAAATGGGTGCTGGACACGTAGTCGTGGTCAAATATCAACATTTAGAAGTAGAATCTATTCAGATTAGAATCATTAAAGAAAGTCACCTGGCATATATGAATGATGACCAATTTAAACTAGCGATAGAGACACAGGAAAAATTTGAGCAAGCGTACTTAACTGGCAATGGACAAGGTATGTTTAAAACGTCCGATATTAAAAATCTTCAACACCGTATGAGGGGAAGGGTTGCCAACATAATGGAAAGAAATAATGGCATCATATCCTTAGATAAATTGATCATAAGTGAAAAGTTGAAATTAGTAAACGTTCCAGCAGGTAAAGTACTGTTGATGAGAACCAAAGACAACTGGGTGCCAGTGATCTCTCAAGAAATCAAAGGAAAAACCTATATATTCACCGAATTAATCGGAAACACTGAAGCTATAAATCCAGGAGTATTTGTAGAATACATCCAACCACAAACAAATGAAAATATCAAATTACAACCGGTGACCAGACCAAAGCCAAACACAAGAATCTTGCTATCCAAAAATGAGATAGGGTTTGCTACAGCTAAAGATAAAGAATTTGCAATGGATATAAGTCATAGATTAGCTTCACATCCAGTTAATATTAAAGCTGATGTACTATGCATATCCAATTTTGACAACAGAGAACACCACATGTCTACTTTAAGAGGAGAAGTGCTAAAACGAATACCTCAAAACTTGAGAATAATATCCAAGGATGATTTAGCTAATTATGACATCATGGAAGGTTTGAAATACGACGGTCCCTTCCGTATGGCCATACAAGCAGGCACACCAATAATAACTCATTTAGTCGTGGGGGGACAAAAAGGCGTAGATTACGCAAAGTGGTGTTCAAAAATGTGCAATGAATTCAATATAAATAATCCAAACGATGCAAGGAAGATTCATGAAATAGCTAAAGCTTGGGGAAAAATTAAGTTTAGAGAAGTAGGCAATGATTTGATGCCTCAACCAGATCTATTTGTGGAGAAGTTTTATACTTTAGGTAACGAAGGATTAATTGAAGGAGAATTGATAAATCAAATAGTGTTGGAGAGCATAGGAGTTACACTCAATTTGTCTGGTCAATACAAGATACATTACGAAGAAGTTAGTAGAAGAGCAGACTTAGTTGGGCTGGCTCGATCTTTTGCGACCCACGACACCTACTGGAATAGTAGTTCGTTGATGTTCGTCAATTATTTTAAAACAGGCACAGGCTTTATAGATTATACTCTGCAAACCACAGATGCGGTAAAAATAGATGAGAACGTTTTAGATAACTTCAACACTATAGATGCATTGGGTAGGGCGAAGCCCGCGATTGAGTATGGCAAGCTAAGTGACTCTGTAATTCAAAACATAGATAGTTTGTGGGGTTTAAACAATTTAGTCGTTTCAGAAAAGCCAGATCCTTTATTATCTGAGTGTGAAATAGATGAGCAAAATGGTATTTTAGTTGGATTTAGTGGAACGAGCAACCCAATCACTGAAGATCACAATATACCAATAATACCAGCCACCGTCATGAACTATTGGGATGATGAAACTGGAATGCTAGATCAGAATATGCCCTTGCCTAACAAAGATCTCAAATTTCAAATGACATCGGATTTCTCCGGAATCAAAACTAGCATTAAAACGTCAATGACACAATATCCATCTCACTCTCAACCGGCTTACACGAAAAGAGCTGGAGCGGTAATGCAAGCAACAACAGAATTGTTTGGCAAAGTCTTGACATTAAGACAAGTGGAGCACGATCCAAAAGCCGATGCATTGATGTTTGCCAAAACATATTTCAAGAAAGGCAGTGCTGCGGCTCTACCTGCCGTTGGCTTAGACACAGAAGAAATCAAGAAATGGCTCAGTAACAGACCAGATTATGTAAAAATCTCCGATGATTTAGAAGATATATTATCAAGTGGACTTGACGTTAGAGGGCTAGATCGAGTTAACATACATGCAAAACTGGAATCCAGAATGAAGGATGTGTTGACTTTAGAGATAGAAGATAACGGAATGCCTAACACTCTTGAAGAGCAGAGGATGAGGTTAATAGTATGGCAAAGAAAAGGGATTACAGCAATTTTTGCTCCATTTTTCAAGGAACTAAAAGAAAACTTGAAAAGAGTGCTGAGGAAAGATGTTATATACGTGGACGGATTAACACCTCAACAAATAAGCTCAGAACTCAACAAAATAAGCTCAAAAAATGTCTTGTTTGCTGAAGATGATTTGAAAAAACAAGACAGACAGACAGATGAAACGCTAATTGCTACAGAAATGGAAATTTACAAATTGTTGGGAGGAAACTCATCAATAATCAATTTGTGGAAGTACGTTCATAAACAATGGAGAGCAAAGGGGATGGGAGTGAAATTCACAGGCAACGCAATGAGACACACTGGTCAAGCAACCACTGCTTTAGGAAATGCCATAGTGAATTTAGTGGTAAAAATGAGAGTCGTGCAAGACTTGGGCAAGAAATTGCAATTGATGTTAGTGCTCGGGGATGATAACATAATTGTTACAAAACCGCCGATCACTCCGGAGCAAATAACGTTGAATTCAGCTAGACACTTCAACATGCAAAGTGAAGCTTCAGTAGATTCCGTACAAGGCGGATTTTTAAGAATGGTTGTGTTCAAAAGTTCTGATGGTAACTTGCAATGCGGACCAGACTTTGTGCGATTAAGAAGAAGGTATGAAGTCACCAATGGAGTCAACGAAGCAAACGACGACAACATCATAGCTAGAACAATGAGCTACTGTTCAATGTTGGGGAATTTAAAACCTGTCAGAGATTTAGTGAACAAAAACGCTTGGCCATTGGAATTAAGCAATTGGTATGATTACTTGGGCCTGGTAAATGCTTTAGCCCACAAGTACAAGTGTTCTGAAGAATTTATAGAAGGTGAGTTAAACAACCTGATACACTCCATGGACGAGAGAAAAGTGTATCATCATGAGAAACTGATATTTACAAGCGCAGACCACTAAGG